GATCTAAAATCTCCAGCAGGATCACCATAAATATTAACTTCCATACCTGCAAAATTTTTAGCTATTTCATTTCTAAGTAATTCTGAAAATCTAGTTACACCCATATCAAAACAAACTAGTTCAGATATAATATTCCATTTACCTAATACTGTTCTTTGCCCAAATACAGCAGCAGGTGTTAATCCAAAATCAAGTCCAGCATAAATAGGAAGGTTTGGATTTATCTCAATTTTTTCGTCAGCAATGTGTGCTTCTTCTTTGAAGTTCATATAAACAGGTTTGCCTTCTTCAATGCTGCCTAATTTGTTTAAGACATATACATCAATCCATCCTTTTGTTTTACCTCTAATAATATTAGAATAATATTCTGGAGTTATGTATTCTTTGTTTTCAGCTAATTCATTTGGCTCATAACCTAAGATATTGTTTTCTTTATCTATCTGAACATTCAATGCTGGTGGTTGTGTAAAAAATTCCCAGTTATCGGGTTTAACAAGCATTAATGCTTCATCTCTAGATAAATGATCTGGAGTAGGAACATCTCCAGACATAATAGGCCACCAATGATCTTCTTCTGGAGCATTGGTATCACAGATAACTCCATACCAAGTAGCACCACCATCTCGCATAGATGGATATCTTCCTACCCTCATAGTACAAGCATCTATAATGGATTTAGGTATTTCTCTAGCTTCATTAACCCAAACACCTGTAAGTTCTAAAGATAATAATTTTTTAACGTCTTCAGGTCTATCCAATGCTAAAAATATTATTTCAATATCTAAATCACCAGCTTTTATTCTATGAGTATAAGGTACACTCCATAAGAAGTTTCCCCAATCATTTTCAGGAAACCAATCTAACCATGTTTTAATCGTAGTTGTTTTTAATTGTGGATTTGTATTCCTTATTACTGCCCATCTGGATTTACGTTTTCCGTCTAATCCTTTTTGTTGGGATAAACATCTTCTAAAAATTTCTACACAACAAGCAACAGATTTGCCAGAACCAACTGGCCCACGTAGCCCTCGAAAGAAGGCATTTGATTTCATAAATTTTTTGAGAACTGCTCCGTCTGGCTTATAAGTAAAATTAATCGACATTCTTACTGTCTATATTATTTTTCAATAATTGATAGACAGTTTGTTCTCCAAAAGAATCAATAAGCTTATCTGCCTCATAATTTGTTATCATATCTTTTGGGTAATATTTTAAATGAACATTCTTAACAATTGCTCTTAATCTGTTTCTATCTTTAATACTCAATGTACTAGTAAAGGACATTAGGATTTTTTCTTTTTAGGAAAGCCAGCTTTCATTAATGAATAAGCTTTTGCAGTTATGGTAGATTTAGACTTAGGTCTAGATGTACCCGCTTTTCTTCTAGCGTTAATATTTGCGTATAATCCCTTTTTAACCATTATGATTTTTTATTCCTATTAGCAAAGTTTCTAGCAGCTTCTACAGAACCAAATCCCCAAGCTTTTAATGCTAAAGCTTTTCTTGTTGGTCTTCCTTTAGAATCTTTCATGGGGCCTTTCATTCCAGCAAAACGTGCTGCAAAGCTAACCCTTCTAGGATTAGTTCCTTTTTTGACGGGTGCTTTTAAATTAGAACCTTCTGTTCTTTTGAAGTACGCTCTACCTTTTGCGTTTAATCCACCTTTAGGATTTTGATATACTTTCGCTACCATCTACTACCTCAAATGTTGCTCTTTGGTTTCTTACCATACTTGCAGAACACATTTGTACTGCATGTACATCACTTTCGGCTTCTACAAATATTTCTTTGCTTGAGCCAGGGTTATCTTTCTCCCAAATCGTTATCTTGTATTTTGTCATTCCAATTCTATACCAAGATTGATGCCGACTGCAAAGTACTTTTTTTAACCTCTAATGTGTGTATAACAGGAATCATCACCCACACGTGGGTGGTTTTGCCCCCACCCCTTCGGTGTGGTGACTGATTCAATTCCTGTACGTGCCGACTAGGTTACGTACCCTAACTCTCAGTGCTAGCTTAGATCTATATTGATCTTGATGTCGCCCTCTATGGAATGCTTTACCCTATCTGGTACACGCATACCCACACGATCTAATATATCTCTACTTGCTTCTAGCTGTACGTATTCTGATCTAGCATTACCTGATAGTTCTATTAGCTTCCTTGAAGCACTCACTGCACCTAGACCTAAAGTGTCAGCTATACGACTTGTCATATACTGCTGTACCTTTGGAAGTCGTAGTGTACGTGAAGCAGTTATTCTTCCTGCTTCCTCACTCCCATTACTTGAATATCCTGCCTTTTTAGCAGCTTCCTTTATGGAACAACCATCCGCTACGATGGTATCAACCAATAGTTTCTGTTTATCTGTTAGCTTATCTATCTTGCTCATTATGCGTTACGATGTACGCAAGTATAATCTGCGTAAAATAACTGTCAACTCCCATTATTAGCTCAACCTATATTTAGTTGCTAGACCTTTGTCAACACACCATGAATAGTATTTGTATTACAAAACTGTGTCAACTTTACACACCTAATGGCGACCACTTCGTGTCGGGCTCTAGTTCGCTAAAGCTCACCTCAGCCACTTCGTGTCTGATCCCCAAGGGGTAACGATCCCTGTCGCAACGCTAGTCGCTGAAACGGAATGCCGCTCGCCGCGGCAAGGCACACGGTTCACCTAGCGTAACAAGAAATCATCCCTATACTACAAGTGGACATCCATGCCATGTGCTGCGCACCGTGGCAGCTATGTCGCATCCTGCGGATGCCAAGCACTTGCAGTATGGGCCCCTTCTTGTTGACGTACGGTGTCCGTGTATTGGACATTAATTTAACATATAGGAGAACAAGATGAACATAAATGACATGATAAAATACTATGAGATCAAGTTGGATGAACATGGTATCAAAAGAGTACAAGAAATATCTGTATTAAGAGAGCATGCGGAATCACTTGGAGATAAATCTAAGGTGATGGAGTATGATCAAGAATTGTTTCATATATACAATTTAAATGCAGTTAACTAAACAAAAGGAGAAAAACATGAACGTATCAGAAAACCATATATCAAGAAATGATGATCTTATCGACAAGATGGATTTACATATTGACGAAAATAAGATCAAACAGACTGTAAAAGCATCTGTTGCAGAATTTGTTGATTGTTCTTATGAAGAACAGTGGGCATATAATGCCAAGATGAATCTATCAGGATATTGTAATTATTGGTATTCCAATATGAATTGGATCCAATCACAATATGATAAAACTATAGATCAATTACAGAATGCATATGCAGGTGAAACTATCACCGAAATAAGCAATGAAAACATTGACAAGCTTATTTTTAAAAAGAAAGCTCAAGAATGTTCGTTAGAAAGAGCAAGTATTTATTATCATGCATATGTCAACGAATATGAAAAGATATTTGAAACAAAATATCAGCCATATTCTAACAAGAAATCAACTGTCAAAGATGTAACTAAGGAATATAAGTTGGAAAAACTTAAAGAAGCACTTAGTTCAGTACGTAAGTAATAAAATCAGCCCTTCATGGTCGAAAGATCATGGGGGGCTTTTTTTTTGTGTCGGCACAAAAGTAATTCATTCGGAGATACCGAATGCAACAGAAAGAATATACTATGGGATATACTAATTATTGGCATCAATATAGAGATTTTACAGATCAAGAATGGATCCAAATTCAAAACGAAATGATGTATATTAAAGATATACAATATAAAACACTTAATAAAATTACAATAACTGATGAACATATATCTTTTAATGGTATAAGACCATTTTCATGTGAAACATTTTTTTTAAATAAAACAACATGCAAAGATAAGTTGTATGAAGATCAAGATTTATCATTTCATTTTTGCAAAACAAGAGAATATCCATATGATATATTTGTATGGCATATGTTAGTTTTTTGTGCAGGAATGATAAATAACATAAAAGAATTTAATATATCAAGAGATAGATAAATTTAATCAAAAGAAAGGAAACATAATGATAAAACTAATAATGACATGGGCTGCAAGATTTGCTAGCTTAAATTTATTAAGACTAATGGGCTTGCCATTTGGATTAATAATTAGAATATTCATAGGTATTTACAATGCTATTAAAGCACATATGCCAAATGAAATTGAAATACCATATGAGATAGTTAAAAAAAACAAAAAAAAGTCATTCGAAACAATGTTTAATTAGGATTAAATATGTCAAAATACAAACAAACAATACAAGATGAAATAGATAAAATTCACTTTGATTATGCAGAATGCAAAATTGAAGAAAAAGAATTTACAGAAAGATTACAAAAATTATCTCTATCTGAAGAAGATATATATATTCTGTATTTAGATGCTTGTGATGCAAGATATGAATACAAAAGAGATAATCAAAGTAAGAATTAAAAGTTTGGTGGTTAATTATTTTGTTTTACCTCAGTATTAAAAATAATTAATATTACAACAAGGTTTTTCTGTTTCAGCGGTTTGAGCCCGTTCCTTGACCAATACAAAAACAGACTTAATTTACGATCCTCTCACTAATCAGGGGGAAAAGTAAGAGGATCAACAAAAGAAAGGTGTTCGTATGAACAATTTAGTTAATAACATCGGAGATGCTAACAAACTACGCACAATAAATCCACATGCTTTATTCTCGGTAAATAAGAAAAAAATCTATTATTTATCTGACGAATTAGGTGATGATGATAAGTTGGAGATACCGAACAGGTATGCATTAGTTAGATCAGACACAGATAAACCATTAGCTGTTGTATCTAATAAATACAAAATAAGATCATATCAAACATTAGTGGAGAAAATAAATGAAAGTATTTTTAATCATTTCGGCAATCATTTTGTCAATAATAAAATTACTGTTAATGACTGGGTTAGTGATAATGGTAGCAAGTTTAAAAGGGATGTTTATTTTTGGAACGAAGGAGTTCCTGTCAAGGATAACTACAAAGAAAAAACAATCCCGCATTTAAGAATTTATGCAAGTTACGATACACAATGGGCAGAACAAATTATATTTGGATCTGTCTATGTACTTTGCATGAATGGTTTAGTTAGACCAAATTGGCAATTTAAAGTATATAACAAACACAATACAAATAAAGAAACAGAATATACAGCAGATATGTTTGGTGCTGGTTTAGAAGCACAAAAAACATTAGGCAACGATCTGTTTAAATTAATGCAAAGAAAGGTAACCAATGTTGAAGTTTTACATTTATTTAAAAACACATTGGCCAAGATTGCACATAATTTACTTTCACATGGTACGAGTGATAATGCAATGCGTGAGCTTGGCGATGCGTGGAACAAATATGCTGTTGCATATGGTAATACAATGTTTGCAGTATATCAAACAGCAACTCATTGGTCTTCTCATCCAATTACAAGAGGTCAGAAGCAATTGGTCATTAGAAGACGAGAACAAAAAGTAGTTGACATGTTAAACAGTAATTACTGGTTAGCAATGGCAGCTTAAAAGTTTTGGTGCTTATTGCGTAATACTAGTTAAGATAAGTTAAATGACAACAATCAGTTGCGAACGTTTGTCCAGCCAAAAAAATCTAGACTTAAATAATAACACAATATTTAAGGATAGAGAGTAAATAGGTTCGCTGATGTATCGTTAAACATTTGGAAGCGATTAAAATGTCCAGATTTGGGGTGATGACCTAATTAAAAAAGCCTATTTCTCAAAAAGTGATACAGTAATCTTGTATGCTCAAGGTTCGCCTAAGAGCAGCTAAAATACTGTAAACGGTTAGGGTATGGCCGAAGGGAGTTTCCCAGATCATACCCACAAACAAAAAAAAAAATATATGATTGATATAAACAAACTACCTAAAAAAAGGAAAAAAGGTAATAGACCTAATCTAGTCTGCGTATATCTTAATGATGATATATGCCAAGACTTTAAAGATTGGTGTATTAAATATGACGTTACTCATACAGGTGTGATTAACGCATTAATTAGAGAGCATTTAGAAAAATATATAAACAGAAAGGATAAATAATATGCATACATATACAATACAACCAATTAAAACTATTACAAAAGATAAAAATTATAATTGGTTGAGTGAAGAAAGTAGAATAGAAAAAATATATGGTAATAAAAATATATCTAACATAATTGATGCTTTAAAAGATCAATTTAATAAAAATAAAATTACTTATATTGTAGGTGATTTTTCTGGTGGACATGACGAAGGTGGATTTGATGAAATTAAATTTACTGACGAAAATGATAATGAAATTAAACCAGAATCATTAAAAACACATTGGGTAAATCAATACAAATTATTTAAACATGATAATAATAAACAAATAACATATTTTTATCAAGAATGTGGTACTAATGTAGATTTAAATGATGCTTCACAATTAGAATCTTTTATGTATGCAACAGGTGCATTAAATCAATTTGGATCATTTGCTGGTGAATACAGCGTAAATGGTTCAGTTAAATTAGATCTTAATACCAAAAAATACATATTAGATGGCAATCAAACAATAGAAGAATATGACGAGTTATACGAAGAAGGAGAAGTAGCTTAATGATAACTAAAAAAGAATGGGATAGTTATTCAAAAGATAAACAAGATGAATTATCCGAAGAAGCATTTTCTTATAGAGAATGCGAAAGATGTAAAAATTACATTCATTTAGGAGAACAAGACGAAAATAAAGCTGAAGGAATGTATTTACACTCTTATTGTTTTGATTATTCCAATGAAGACATTGAAAGTTACGAAAAAAAACACAATATTTATATTGATGATAATGTTTTTTGTTGGGATTGTATTGAAAATATTAATAATAATTTAAAAAAAAAGGTAGCATAATGGCAACACCAGTACATCATGCTCAATCTAGTGTAGCTAGATGGGGTGGAACAATAGACGATTATTTATTTATACATAATTGGTTTGATGAAACAAAAGCTTTTCATCCAGACTTTAGGCATAGAGCAATTAGACATCATTCACAAGGTGTTCAAGAATGTATAAAGCGATATGGCGATTATATTGAGTTAGATAATAATAAAAAAGTTCCAATAAAACTTATTGCCGAACAACATCTTATAGAAGACTGTGGTTATATACCATCCATGTCTGATTGGCTTATGCACATAAAACCTCAAATGTTTATGTACAAAGCTAAAAAATTATCAAAAGAAATAAAATGAAAAAAATATTATTTTTAGCATTATTGTATTCTACATCTACTCAAAATTATGTTATAACTTCATATGAAAAATATCAAGTAATGTACCCAAAATTATTTGATATAGAAGCTATAATTCAATATAAAAACAAAGTCTTATAATGAAATTAGAACATAAAAAAGAATTAAAACAAGTTTTAAATCCTGTTCAATATCAAAACATATCTAAAGAAGATAACTTTATGTATAAATTAGGAGTTAAAGCTGGTTATAGATTAGCTTTACAACAAATTAATAAAGGTAGAGATATTGTTGTTATAAACAAACCAATCAAATATACTTCTAATAAATATAAAATAGTTGATGTCCAATCAATAACTGATCCAATAATTAAAAGAGCATGTCAATTATTAAATGTTTCTCATTTATCATTGTTAAGCAAAACAAGATTCAGAATGTATGTGATGCCGAGATCAATAATAATTAATGTTTTAAGGTGTGTAACTGATTTAAGCACACCTCAAATTGGATTAGCACTTAATCGTGATCATACAACAATATTGCATCATTTAAGATCTAAAGAACATCAAGAATATTTTTGGAAAAAAAATAATCAAAAAACATATAATATATTTAATCAATTAGTATCAGAATTTAAAGCATCTGAGATATCAGATTAAGTCTTTAATAGGTGTATTTATTCTAGATAATACACCAATATCCCCTCTAAACTGTGAAAACAGCTGTATTTTGTGGTAAAATGCTAGAGGGGATAAACGCACAATTGCTATTGCAAAAATGTGCGTTGTTAGGTATCGTTTCTAAAATGATTTGAAATCAATATGATACAACCAGCACTAGGTAAAACTTTTCACGAACACGTGATACCGCAATTTGTTGCAGCTAGAAAAAAGAAAAAAATATCACAATTAGAAATGGATGAAATCCTTGGTGTAGCTAAAGGATTAGTTTCTAAATGGGAAGTAGGTATTAGAAAACCTTCAGGTTATTTATTTTGTTGTTGGGCAGATGCATTAGGTTATCAAATAAATTTAGTGGAGAAAAAATGATCATAGATGAAAAAGAAGGTATAACAAAAGATCCTATATGTAATGAAGTAATAGAACTTATTGTTAAAAGACATGTTGAAGGAATGGACAAATTTGGCAAAACTATGGCATCAAGTGAAAGACCATTTGATGAATGGATTACAGAAACTATAGAAGAACTATTAGATGCTACTCATTATTTAGTTAAAGCCAAAACTATTGTACAAAAGTTTAAAGCTGACAATAAAAAATTACAAGCAGCTTTAGCACAATTTGAAAAGGAATCTTTTAAAAATGAAGAAGAAAACAAGTCCAAAACTACAAGTTGATTATTCAGCATATCATAATAGAATACAAAAATGGAAAATGAACATTTTAAAATTCTACAGACAAATAGAATTTAACGATGCAATTTATTTAAAATTTGCAAATAATTTTTTACAAGGAAAAATATCAAATGAACAAATTAAAAAAATTGATGAACTCATGCGAATTGACAAAGCAAATAAAAAAAAACAATTTGAAAAAATCAAAAAAAATAGAGCAACAGATACTGGAATTATTTTTCGAAAATTGGTCAATTGATGGATATTATTGGGATGGAATTAAACATATTACTTTATGGAAGGAGAAACAATGAAAGCTAAACTTGGCACAGGTGCAAGATTTAAAGCACTTACAGCAAAGTTAAAAGCAGAAGGAGTTAAAGATCCTAAAGCTTTAGCAGCATCTATTGGCAGAAAAAAATATGGCAAAGCCAAATTTCAAAAGATGGCAGCTGCTGGTAAAAAAAAATGAAGAATCATTTTGTTACCATAACTTTTAATACACATTGCAATACAGAAGAAATTGATTTCGCAATTAAAAATATATTTAAAAAAATTAAATTATCTTTTTGGAATGTTAACAATTTAAACTATACAAAGAAAGAAGGTGTAAGTGAAAAAAAAACAAAAAGAAACGAAACAAGACAGAACTAAATCTATTGGCGGTTCAGATGCTACAAGAATTTTTGATGGCGATTGGTATCAATTATGGTCAGAAAAAGTAGGAGAAACTAAACCAGCAGATTTATCTGAGGTATTGCCTGTTCAAATAGGAATAGCTACAGAAAGTTTAAATATTCAATGGTTTGAAAGATTATTTAAAACAAAAGTAAAAGATAAACAATTACATTTAATTCATCCAAAATATGATTTTATTACAGCTAATTTAGATGGTAGATTAAAAGATGGAACAATCTTTGATGCTAAACATACAAATGCTTTTAGTACATCAGCTAAAGTTGCGGTTAAATACAATGCTCAAATGCAACATTACATGATGGTAGCTAACAGTAATAAATCTATATTGTCAGTATTTTTTGGTAATTTAAAACATGAAGTTATTGAAATACCAAGAGATGATAACTTTATTGAAAGATTATTAAATGCTGAGGTATTATTTTGGCACATGGTTACAAACAAAATAGCACCACCAGATTATATATCATTCGAAAACTTTGATGCAGAAAGGAATAAACATGAAGCAATACCCATCATCAGCAGGATATAAAGAAGAAGGAACATCTAAATCAGCAGCAGAATTAATTGATGCAGGTGTTAAAACTATTAGAGAACAAGTTTTTTATGTTATTATTAATAAAGGTAATTATGGTGCAACAGCTGACGAAGTTGCTGAGTTATTAAATTTAACTCCGTTTACAGTTAGACCAAGAGTAACAGAATTATTTAAGTTAAATAAAATTAAACGTACTAATATACGTAGAAAAAATTCTAGTGGATTAAATGCTTATGTATATGTCGTAAGCAAAGACCATTTAAATGATCAACTAACAAAAGGAGCATCCGTATGAGCGAAGAACAAAAAGAAAGCAAAAGAATTTGGGATCAGTTCAAACACACAGATCCTAAATATACAAAACCTTTTAGTAAATTCGGTAAGACATTAACTACTACAGATCCAATGTATCAGATTATGAAAATGACAGATGCATTTGGCCCAGTAGGACAAGGTTGGACTTATGAAGTTAAGTATCATTATACAGACAACTGTATATTTGCAGAACTTAAAATAGGTTGGAGAGAGAATCTAAATGAACCATTTAATTGGTATGGCCCAGTTTGTGCTGTCAATCCATTATTTCAAAAAGAAAGACTAGATGACGAAGCACCAAAGAAAGCTATGACTGACGCAATGACAAAAGCATTTAGTCATTTAGGTATGGCAGCAGATGTATTCATGGGCATGTTTGACAATGTTAAATATGTAGAATCTATGAAACAAAAATTTACAGTAGTTAAAACAAATGGTGCTACTGTTCAACATAAAGTGATCAAACCAGAAACAAAGGAGTTAAATAATGATCAATAAAGTAATCTTAGTTGGTAATCTTGGAGATAATCCAGAAATTAAAACAACTAAAAACGGAGATAAATTTGCTAAGCTATCTTTAGCTACAAATAAAAAAGCTAAAAATGCTGAAGGCAAATTAGAAGATAAAACAACTTGGCATACTATTACTGTATGGGATCCAAAGATTTCAGAAACTTTAGAATCATATACTAAAGTTGGATCTAAATTATATGTAGAAGGTGAAATTGAAATTAGATCTTATACAAATTCAGAAGGTAAAAAAGTATATGCTCAAGGAGTTGTTGTTCCTAGATATTCTGGTGTAATTAGAATGTTAGATTCTAAATCAACTAATACACCAACAACAAATAAAATAAATACAGAATCAGATGATATACCATTTGATGATCAGTTTTAGAAATTGCAAATAGGTTCGCTATCCTGTTGTAATAGTTGTTAATACAACTTGTGAAAATAGCATAATCGTTACTAGTTCATGGGTAACGAGGTCTTGTACTTCAGAGAAAGGGCGGTTAGCTTAATTGTTAATCGCCTTTTTTTATGTGAGTTTTTATTTTTAAGTTAATATTTACATTAACTTTATGAAAGTAATTGATTTACAAAAAGATTTAAAAAATCTAAGAATTAATAAATGTACAGAAATTAGTCAGAATGCACTAGAATTTGCTGTACTAGATTGCTTATATAATTCAACACCAGAAGAAGTAATAGTTGGATTTGCTTCAAGCATCCTTAATTTTAATGATCAATACTGCAAGTCTTCAGAAAACACTATTAAGATATTAAAGTGTGTAATTGCTCAATTAGAGCAAGATAACGAGATTTTAAAGGGAAATAAGCTAAATTAGCTTTAAACGCAATATAAAGCGTTTTAAAGGGCATTGTATTTAAAATGACCTTAGGTATATCAAGCTATTCATTTGTTAAAAATTAGGGTGTTTTTGACTGATTTTTGCATATAAATTGATGGGTATTCAAAAGATATATCTCAAAACAAGGTTCATGGCATACATACACACGTGCAGCATTAATAATCCAATTGCCGCTATCAGAAAACAACTTACGATTACATACGATACAAATTCCGCAAAGAAATGATTTAACTTTTTTAGATTTAACCATTTCATTTATTTTTCATATGTATTTGTTTCATTAAACATTCCTGGGTTTGGAGATTGAGATGAAATTATTTTAGAAAAATCTTTATTTCTTTGTTTATTACAAACATAAAGTTCTCTCCAAATTTTGTTTTCCATTCTACTAAAAAATGTTAATAATTTTTTTAACAACCATCGTTTCATTTTTTACCTTGTCCTTTATATTTGTTTTTATCTTTTTTACTGTGCCTGCCTTTTCTTTTAATATGTTTTTTAGGTGAAAATATAATAGCTTTTTTTGCCATTATTTTTTAACTAATGTTCTAGCAATAGATTCTCCAGATCTACCTACAACATAACCACCTAATCCAATCTGTAATAAAGTCCAAACATCACCAGGCAAATCAAAAGAAATAATATCACCAGTAAATATTTTTATTACTGGGCTTAAAATATAATTCCAAACTAATATAAAAATTAATACATACATTAATGTAGGTCGCCATCCAGCTACATACCAATTTGATTTAGCTTCAGCTTCTACAATAGATGCAGCAGCTTTAAGTTCTTCAGTTCCAGACTGAAGTAATTGTGTATTTAATTGTGCTTTAATTTTTTCAGCTTGGTCTTTATCAAGCACAGCTTTATCTACAGTATTAAATAATATTTTAGCTAAAGGTGCTATAATATTTAAAGCAGGTAACATTAATAACTCCACATATTAGGTCTAACAGAATATTTGTCAGACATTGCAGTTGTTAAAAAATCTATATGAGTAAAATTTTTAGCAATTCCAATTCCTTTTGCATGATAACTAGATAAATAAAAACGTACAATATTATATTGTGAGTTTGTATCTGTAGCTATATCAACTGCAAATCCTGTAGTATGTGGGCCATCATGTCCAGTAGTAGATATTTCCGAGTTGTATTTAGGACAACGATAACCAGAAGTAATAATTACAGATCCATATCTATCTCTATAATCTTGTAAAGAATCTAATAAATCTTTACTAAATAAAATAGATTCGCATCCGCATTTACATTTAAATTCGTTAACATTAAAATTAGGCCAACGATTACTATCCCAACTTTCTATATTTAAAATCATTCAAATTCTTTCTCGAGTCTATCCATAGAAATAAATTTAGATTCTTGAATATGATTATCCCAAATTCCAAGTTCTACAATGCCCCATGACCAACCAGTCATATTTAGTTTGGCATATTCTTCTACGTGTCCAGAAGGTAATGCACAACCTACGTTTAGTACACGCACAAATTTTTTATCACCTATCTTAGGTGCTTTCCAATCTCTAAATTTATGAGTATGTCCAAATACAATATCATGGCAAGTATCATTAGCAATTTGTACTTCGCAATTTTTACCACCATATTCTTTACCCATTATATTTAATGGACAATGAGTAAAAGCCACACCAGCTACAAATTTAAAATCTCCATATTCTGAATAAGACCATCCATATTTATTGTAAGCATCATACAATTCTTTTTTCATCATGCCTTGTATTTCAGGAATATTATCTTCAAACCTATGAACTCTTATTTCGTGATTACCCATAGTAATATGTTTGGGTACAGAATAATTTCCTATATGTTTATTTAAAAGATACATAGCTTTATTCATTGATTGTATATCAATCATAAAAGCATCTTTTAATTTACCAGCTTGTGTAGAATTTTTTTGAAAAAAAGAAAGACTATCAAATGAGGCAAAATCACCTATGTGAATTACATAATCTGGTTTAGATTGTCTTATGTATTTACCAATCCAAGCAAATCTTTCTTGTGATAATTTAGGAGAATCATGTGTATCACCAATTACTAAAACTTTATGTCCTTTGAATCTCATTAAGATTCTTTACTACTATGTAGTGTGTGTGTAAATAGATAACACTATATCTTGTTAGATGTAACTTGCTTGTGTACAAGTAAAGGAAAAAAACAATTTATTTTTATTAACATCTGTTTCATTCATGTCTGTAATAATTTCTAAAGATTTAGTATATCCAGCTATTGCACAATCTTTATGCGTTGGATAAACAATAGGATCTTTAATTCCATTACCGCATTCTCCAAAAACTATAGAACAAATATACATAACTAGTGTAAACTTCATACTAGTTAATATGACAGAATAAAACTATTTGTCCAAATATTTTTTAAAATCAGCAAACCAATCTTTGTAGAATTTCATTATATCTGCATTGATTTTTTCTACAGATTCTTTCCATTCCGCATAAGTTGGAAACTTAAAAGGATTATTAAACATAATTCAACCACTCCATTTCATCGTTGTTATAAGGTATCATGTAGGTGCATATAATGTTGCACCGCAATATAGTCAAGGGTTAGTTTTAAAATAAGATAAAGCCGCACCTATAATACCAGAAATAGTAATCAATAACCAAATAGCACCTTTGCCTTTATTGATATCAGCTCTTAGTTGCTTTTGTTCTTCTTTAAGCTCTTTAATTTCTCTGCAGATATATTCCAATTTTACTTCTGTAGATGATTGTTTAGGCATAATATTTTATAGTTGCTTGAAACGAAGTTTCATTCTTGGTTGCTTGAAACGAAGTTTCATTCTTCGCAAGGTTAAAATTAATTTTCATCATAACTACCTTGCACAAGCTGGTATATTATTGGTTCCTACTAGAGGATTTTCTGCAAATGCCATGTAGATATATCCTGCACCTGATTGATTTAAGGTTGCTGATGTACTTCTAATTTTAAAACCATTTGATAATATGTCAAATTCATAAGCATTACTTTCAGCATCAGAAGCATTAGCCCATAATGCGGACATTGAAGAAACATTTGATGGATTTCTTGTTGCATCATGTATTGTCCAATATCCTGTATAACCAGAATATGATTTTGTCATAATAAAAGCTGGTTTAAACCCTGTATAAACAAATGTTCCATCGGCACTTCCATTTCCTGTGTAAGAACCAAACTTACTAAATCCTTTTTTCTCTGCGAAGCAATAACTAATCATTGTTGAGCTACTTGTATTTATATACGCATTAATACCTACTTGAAATGTAGATGAGCCAATTGTCTGATAAACTTCTGAATTTGTGTCTATAGCCGAAGTGCTATTTAATAATAACAATTTATTATTTCCACCACCTATAGTATTAACAGTTGAACCACCAACTAGCCAATCTCCAATAGCACTTCTTCTTTTTGATATAATAATATTTGGGGTAGCACCTAATCCATGTCCAATAGTAGCACCATTTGAACCATTAGCTGTCCAAGACACAATACTAAATCCACTTGTAGTGTTTGCTGAAACTGTTGATGTGATACTTCC